AGGCTAAGGGTGGTGGATACCGCGATTGAGCGAGACCTTCGAAGCTGGTCTGCACAAGTTCTTGAAGTTGCAAGCGAACACTTGAACGGCTTTCCGCCGTGCCCGTATGCGCGCAAGGCGTGGAGAGAGAATAAGGTTCTCGTGATTGAGACTGATCTGATCTATGAAGATGCCCGTAAATTCTGTGCGGGCTTTTATAATTTTGATAAGGAACTCATCGTTGTCGCTTCCTATGGCATACCTGATCTCGAAGAGTTTGCAGAATTCGTGGCTGCGCTCAACGAAGAGCACCCGTCCCTTCACTGCATGCAGTTTCATCCGGAATACGGTGCAGAAGATGCGGAACTGGATTTCTTAACAGAGAACGACTGGGAGAGTTCAGTCTCAGATGACTACTGTATGATCTTCATACAGGATCTCAACCTTGTTGTTGCTGCTAGTGACAGGCTTGAGATACTAGGGTACTATTCCGCCTATCCCCAAGACGAGTACGAAGATCTCGTCGTCAACCGCAAAAGGAGATTGAACTATGGCGATGAAGCCCAGAGCAATGAAGAGCAGAGCTAAAAAAATGATGCGCGGCGGCATGGCCGACAAGCCGATGGACATGAAGGATGGCGGTAAAGCCAAGCGCATGCGCGGCGGTGGTATGGCAAAGATGCCCATATCGCCATTGCCTACTCCGAAACCGGGCGGATTGGGCCGTGACCGCATAGCTTCTCCACCGGCAGTGCCAAAACGCCCAACGCCGCCATTGACGCGGCGATGAAGCGCGGCGGCAAAGCTAAGAAGAAGTAATGTCAAAGGCTGCGCCTCAAAGAAGCCTAGACAGTTGGACAAAGCAGAAGTGGCGAACCAAATCTGGTAAGCCGTCCACTCAAGGGCCAAAAGCAACGGGAGAGCGTTATTTGCCTGAATCGGCAATAAAGGCTCTCTCGCCGTCTGAGTATGCGGCAACTACTAAAGCCAAGCGTGAAGGCACGCGCAAGGGCAAGCAGTTTGTCAAGCAGCCCAAAAGTATTGCCAAGAAGACGGCTTCTCATAGAAAGGCTAAGTAATGCCTGTAGTCACACCAGACCTTCCGGAACTTTTTGAGGAAGCCTACGAACGGGCTGGTCTTGAAATGCGCTCTGGGTACGATCTCAAGACCGCACGGCGCAGCCTAAACCTTCTGACGCTTGAGTGGCAGAATAGGGGTTTAAACCTCTTTACGATTGATTCCGGCACTCTGGCCATTACGGCGGGCACGGCCACCTACACCATGCCAACGGATACAATTGACCTGATAGAGCATCAGGTTCGCACAGGTACTGGGACAAGCCAGACTGACACGGCATTGGAGCGCATTAGCGTTTCCACATACGCCCAACAGACAAACAAAAACACGCAAGGACGCCCGACGCAAATTTATGTGCAGCGCCTCCCAACATCGACGACAGTAACGCTATGGCCTGTTCCAGACGCTACAACTCCCTACACGCTGGTGTACTACCGCCTGAAGGGGATTGATGGCCTGTCGTCTGGTATTGGCTCTACGGTCACCACAGTGCCTCCGCGTTTTGTCCCTGCACTTGTCTCTGGACTCGCATACTACATTGCAATGAAAAAGCCGCAGTCGGCTGATCGTGCTGTCGCTCTAAAGCAGGAATATGAGTTTCAGTTCGAGCTTGCCGCTGGTGAAGATGAGGAGCGGGCATCTATCATGTTTGTTCCGTTCAGCAGCTACATGTGATCGCCATGAGTTACGCCAAGGGAAAATATGCATTTGGGTTTTGCGACAAAACGGGCTTTCGTTACCCGCTGAAAGACCTTGTGCCTGAGTACAACAATGGCGTGAAGACTGGATTCTTGGTTGGCAGAGATGTTTTAGACCCAGATCAGCCACAAAACTTTCTTGGCAGAGTTAAAATCAACGATCCACAATCTTTGCAAAACCCTCGCCCAGACACAGCATTGGATGCCAGTAGGCAGCTATGGGGATGGAATCCAGTTTGGAACCCCGCGCAGTACATGGTAGGCTCTGTCGGAAGAGTTACAGTGGTCACAACTGATGGAGAATGAGATGAAGGGTAAGTTGAAAGTTACCGCCTCCGGGGGGGAAAATCCCGGTGCTAACTTGAAGTCGGGCAGCAAGATGGCCCCCAAGAGCAGCATGCGCCCACGCACCCGCAGCGACAAAGAGTTCGAGACTGAGATGGACGCCACGGCAGATCGCGCCATGAAGCACTCTCAGCCGCCGAAGCTGGTGAATAAGGCCATGGGCGGCAAGCTCAATATGGTCGAAAAGGGTGGGAAGAAAGTTCCCGCGTTCGCCGCTGACGGTGTCGGCAAGATGGCGATGGGCGGCAAGTGTCGCGGCATGGGTGCTGCTGCTCGTGGCGGCAACTATCGTATGGGGTAAGTTCTAATGAACTATTCTCAACTTGTGCAGCTTCTTCAGGATTATTGCCAGACAACGGAGACATCCTTTGTCAACAATATCCCCAACTTTGTTCGGCAAACGGAAGAGCGCATCTACCGTCGCATTATGCTGCCTGAGTTTAGAAAGAACGCTACAACCACCACAACTGCCAGCAACCAGTACATTGCCAGACCCACTGATTTTCTCAGTGTGTTTTCCTTTGCTGTTGTGGACGGGAGTGGAAACTATACCTACCTTCTGGACAAGGATGTAAACTTTATTCGCGAGGCGTACCCATCTTCTTCCACCACAGGGCTGCCAAAGTATTATGGCATCTTTGATGGTGACGGGACTGGAAGTAGCGGAAACTTCATCCTTGGCCCCACCCCAAACGGCACATACACGGTAGAGCTTCATTATTACTATGACCCACCGTCAATTGTTGATACCAGCACATCTTGGCTTGGTGACAATGCAGAATCGGCTCTTCTCTACGGCTCCCTCGTCGAGGCGTATACTTACCTTAAAGGTGAGGTTGACCTGATGACTCTGTATCGTCAGCGTTATGAGGAAGCTATGGATCGCCTGTTCAATGTGGACATTCGCACCAAGCGCGATGACTATCGTGATGGCGTAGTGAGGGTTGAGTAATGTCCTATGGTCAAATGATGGTGTCTGGCGTCGGAGTCGTGACGACGAACAACAGGGGATTTACCCCAGAAGAGATTGCTGACCGCTGTGTTGAGAAGCTGATGTACGTCTCCGAGGATGCACCGCCTGCGATTAAGGATCAGGCGAAAGCCTTTAAGGAACGCATGCGCGCTGTGATAGCATTCTATATGGAAGAGGCTATTAAAAATGACCGCGCAACCATGTATACTAAACTGGCGCAGGCAGGCCATTCTGAACTGGCCGACATCATAAGGAGACTCTAATGGCCTTCACTGGGAACTTTATGTGTACGAGCTTCAAGCAGCAATTGCTGCAAGCTAAGCACGACTTCACCGCGTCTACCGGGGATACCTTCAAGATCGCGCTGTATACCAACAGTGCGTCCTTTACTGCTGCAACGACTGACTACACATCTTCCAACGAAGTTGCTAACTCGGGGACATATTCTGCTGGCGGTGGCACTTTGACAAACGTCACACCAACTACGTCTGGAACGACTGCGTTGACTGACTTTGACGATATTTCGTTTACCTCAGCAACGATCACGGCCCGTGGCGCACTGATTTACAATACGACCACTGGCGCTAGCACCGGAACCACAGATACCGTTGTTGTTCTGGACTTCGGCTCTGACAAAACATCGACGGCTGGCACGTTCACGATTCAATTCCCCACTGCGGATGCATCGAACGCCGTAATCCGCATCGCATAAAGAGGTGCCTTTATGGTGACGCTGGTCAATCGTGCCAAGATGTCCACGTCCACCACTGGTACGGGGACGATAACTCTTGGATCAGCCTCCGCAGGCTATCAAAGCTTTGCTGCTGCTGGCGTGGCTGATGGCGATGTCGTCCGTTACGTTATCGAGGACGGCACGGCTTGGGAGGTTGGCTACGGCACCTACACGGCCAGTGGCACGACGCTGTCTCGCACGGTGATGGAGAGCAGCAACAGCGATGCCGCAATCAACTTATCTGGGGCTGCGACGGTATTCGTCGGTGCGGCTGCGGAGGATGTGCCGAATGGCACTGCGGCGACTGCTGTCACTGTTTCAAGCGGCACCTACACGCTGAACCTTGCCGAGAATACGGTGTTTCATGCAGACAATGTTGCTACATCAACTGTGGCTCTATCTAACGTCCCGACATCAAGTTCTTACGCTGGAAGATTTAAGTTTTCCTTCATGGCGCAGTCACTAACTTGGCCTGCTGCTTTTGATTGGGAAACTGAGGTTGCTCCATCTTTGACGTTTGCCAAGGATTACGTTGCCAACTTTTATGTTGATGACGACGACAATGCGAACATCAAGGCCAACATTGCTGGGCCGTATGCTTACACTGGCGGGAAAACATTCCCCACGTTTGTGGGCGGGGCAACCGCAAGAGGCATAAACGGAAATGATGCTACAGTAGACCTTTCAGGCATATCTGGGTTGGCCCAAAATGACTTTGTGATTGTAATTGGAAACAGGGCTTCAGGAACCACTGGCGTTGCTCCAACAACATCTTCCAGTGGCTGGACACAATTGGCTACCGGGACATCAAATGACACCAACGCAACGGGATCGACGGTTTGGTATAAGGTTATGGGCGCAACACCTAACACAAGTTTTGTTGTTCAGGGCAATGGCGTCCTTACTGATTCAACTTGCGGAATTGCACTGGCGTTTCGTGGTATTGACGCGACGACGCAAATTGATGCAACGACAACGTCTGCAAGCGCAGCGAATACGAAGTTCCCGACATTTACGTCTATTACGTCTTCAGCCAATGATCGAGTTTTGATTTTAATCGGCGCTGCTGCTTCTAGCAATCCTGGTGTTTTGACCTACGATATCCCCGCCGATTATGATGGTGGGTTAGAAGATGCCGGGAATGACACATATGACTCGCTTACCGGCATGGCTTACAAGTTTGTCTATGGTCAGTCGGAAGCATTCACGCCTAGTAATTTTACTGGCAACCTAGCTAGCGAATCGTCGTCGTCTGTCGTAAATTATACGATCCTTCTGCGAGGGGCATCGTAAATGCTCGGCTTCTCACCCCTTGCGTCAGCCCCGTTAGCAGATAGTGGGGCTGCATCTGTCAGCGTCGATGTATCTGTTACGGGCGTTGCTGGCACTGGGCAGGTGGGGAGCGTTGCGGTTGCGGCGGACGCCGTTGTCGTAATTATAGGCGTTGCCGGAACTGGAGAAATTGGAAATGCCACTGTAACTGGCGATGCCGCAGCCGAGGCTACTGGTTCTCAGGCTACTGGGCAGGTCGGTTCCGTTACGGTTGATGTCCCGACTGTTGTGCCGATTACTGGTGTGGCTGCTACGGGAGCAGTCGGAACCCCGACGATCATTGGCAACGCCGATGTGTCAGTCATTGGCTCCTCTGGAACTGGCGAGGTCGGTTCTGTAACTGTAGAAACAATTCAGGATGTGCTTGTTACTGGCGTTTCTGGGATTGGACAGGTAGGCTCTGTCTCTTTCAGCGGCTCCTGCATAGCAGAAATTACTGGCGTCGAGGCTACCGGACAGGTTGGTCAGGTTGTAGCAGTTGGCGTTGCCGTGGCTGCTGTCACAGGTGTTTCTGCTACGGGACAGGTGGGTTCTGTTACCGCATCTATCAGTCAAACCGTTGTCGTTACGGGGGTATCCGCAACCGGGCAGACTGGTCAGGTTATTGTCTGGGGAAAAATTGTCCCAGACCCCGGAAACTCTTGGTCAAATATAAGTCCGTCCACTTCTGGAGCGTGGTCGGCTTTAACGCCGTCTCCGGGCTCATCTTGGTCTACATTAAACCCCGGCACCTCTGAGACATGGAGTGAAACAAACCCAACACCCGGAAACGTGTGGAGTCCCATTGCCGCGTAACAAGTTGAGTAAACCATATATATGGGGTATTCTCAGCCAAAACCGATAGGATAGAGCCATGGCCAGCACTTATGCTCCCAACACAGGCATAGAACTCATCGCCACGGGCGAAAAATCGGGGACGTGGGGTGACGTAACAAACGTCAACCTGCGCATCATTGACCGACTCACGAACGGCATTGGTGCAATTACGCTTTCTGGAACCACCCACACGCTAACAACCAGCGACGGTGCCTTATCTGACGGTCAATACCGCATGCTTGTTCTTGGCGGCTCTCCGTCTGGAACGAACACAATCACCATCGACCCGAACGACCAAGACAAGCTTTTCTTTGTCTACAACAACTCAGGGCAAAGTGCTGTATTCACGCAAGGCTCGGGCGGCAACGTGACCGTAACCAACGGCACATACGCTTTGATTTATGCCGATGGTGGTGGCGCTACTGCGGCGGTGAGTGAGTTTAGCTTTATTGCTCCTGTCACCCGCGCCGAACTTAACATCTTAGATGGAGCTACGTTAAGCACAGCAGAACTTAACATTCTTGATGGCGTAACTGCCTCCACTACCGAGTTAAACTACAATGATGTCACCACACTTGGCACCACTCAGCCAAGCAAAACGGTAACCGCAGATGCAAACGGCGATGTGTCTTTTGCAAATGGCATCGCTGAGAATGTTTATGCTTTGAGCGGCACTACGCCCGCTCTTAATCCCACGAACGGCACCATTCAAACATGGACGCTATCTGGTAATTCTACGCCGACTGACAGCCTTAGCAGCGGCGAAAGCATTACGTTGATGATCAATGATGGAACGGCCTACACAATTACTTGGCCCACCATTACTTGGGTAAACAATCTTGGTATAGCGCCGACTCTGGCCACCTCTGGCTATACAACGATCATCATCTGGAAGGTAAGCACCACCCTGTACGGCGCATTGGTAGGGGATCGTGCCTAATGTTTCTGCGGCGCAAACTTGAAGCAGTTGCTGGCATACAGGAGCCTGTCCTTGTTTGCACCTTGGACGAGTCGGCGACTTATATCTATACAAACTCTGCTGGCGATTTGTCGGCTGATTTGTTCTACGCTGGCTCGTCAGGTCAAAACTATCTCTATGAGTTTGGAGATAGATATGATTTTTACGCCATAAGATCGCAAGGCACAACAACTGAGACGTTCAGTTTTGAGCCCAACAATCAAGGAACTGCTGGGTCTGATGTAATGCCCATCAGCTTTGAGTCTTGGGTGCTGGTGGAGCTTAATGCCACTACAAGCTATCTCTATGGCTGGGATGGTGGCACCGACACAATCTACCGCAAAAACATTACAAACTCGACGGGTGCTGTCGGCACAACAGAGACGACAATCGCGACATCCATTGTGAATTTTAGAGAGCCGCTTATCGCGTATAGCTCTACGGTCATCTATTCTCTTGGCGGCAGTTTGGTTTTGTCTGGTGGAAGCGTAACGTCTGTCACCATTACATCTGACAACCAAGATAGGGTAGCCGGATACATCGACGGCACAACCCTTTATGTAATGTGGTCTGAAGATGGGGCAAGTCCAAACGTTACAGACATTTACTTGGATGTTTACGACATCTCTACGCCGACGAGTCCATCATTGACCAGCAGCAACCTTGTGGTGAACGATTACTCAGCCCTCGGCCGCAACAGCGACATTGATTTTAGGCCGTATTTGCGGCACGATACTGTTAACGATGTTTTGGTTGGCTTTATGTCAGCACGGAATGATCATGGTGCCGTTATCTTTATCGACATGAACACATTTACTGCCACTATTCTGCTCCATGGAACCAACACAATCGGCGGAACGACAATTCCTCGATATCCAACAGACTTCATCGTGGCGGAAGAGACTGAAGTTGGATACCTTGTTGGAAGCCCAACTTCGTGGGAAAACCCAACCCAACAAAAAATGAGTGCTACGGACAAGTTTATCTTATCTGTTGATCTATCCACCGGAATCACCAATGCCGCACCGACAGTGACTCTGGACAGCTTAAACTTTGAGGATGTTATTCCTGCAGGCACAGTCAACACATACGATGACACCAAGCTGGGTGTCGTGATATTCACCGGGTTTAACTAACGCCAACACACGCGAGGTCACAAGCAATGGCAAGAGAAACATACGTTAAGGCAATTGATGGTGAGGCGGTAAAGTATCCATATAGCATCGGTGAGTTCCGGGCTGATAACAACAACGTCTCCTTCCCCAAGGTAATCAGCGAAGAGACGCTGGCGACGTATAATTCATTCCCTGTCACACAGCGGGAGATGCCGACATACGATCAGCGCACCCAATACGTCGAGATGGATACCATGCCGACGCTTGAGGGCAACTCTTGGGTTCTTGGTTGGACGGTATACGACAAATCAGCAGACCAAGTTCAGGCTTATGACGACATAATTGCAAGTCAAGCTCGCTCTGAGCGTAATGTTAAGCTGTATGAATGTGATTGGACGCAGCTACAGGATGCAGCCCTTACGCCTGATCAGAAAGTGTCGTGGGCTAGTTATCGCGAACAGCTTCGTAATCTTCCACAGCAACCCGACTTTCCTTACAATATCGTCTGGCCCGTTAAGCCTTCTTAAAGGAGAGCGCCCATGCCTCTCTCGCGACTCAAGTTTACTCCGGGCATTGTCCAAGATGTCACCGCTTATTCAAACACTGGCGGTTGGTATGAGGGCAGCAATGTGAGATTCCGTCTTGGCTTCCCCGAGAAAATTGGGGGGTGGCGGAAGTTTTCGTCCAGCACCTACCTCGGGTCTGTGCGGGATATGAAGGCATGGACAACGCTTCAAGCGGAACGTCTCTTGTCTGTAGGAACGAACATCAAGTATTACTATTATTACTCTGATGCCTTCTACGACATCACGCCCATTCGCAGCACTACTGCGGCGGGCGATGCCACTTTTTCAGATGTAACCAGCACACTTGATGGCTCAATAACCGCATCTGCCGTCACAATAACTCTCGTTGATGCGTCAGGGTTTCCGTCCTCCGGGTCGATTATCATCGACAGCGAGCAAATTACCTACAATGGCATTGTGGGTGAAGTGTTGCAAAGCTGTGTGAGGGGGGCAAACGGAACGACAGCAGCGACACACACCAATACGACTGCGGTTTTTTCTTCAAGCATCTTGGTGACGGACACAAATCACGGAGCTATCGCTGATGCCTATGTCACATTTAGTGGCGCGGCGTCTCTTGGTGGCAATATAACTGCAACGGTTCTAAACAAAGAGTATGAAATCACAGAGGTTCCGTCTGCCAGCACCTACTTCATAGAGACTGGTGTATTTGCCAACGCCTCAGATGTAGGCAACGGCGGCGCGTCTACTGTTGCAGCGTATCAGATCAACCCCGGCCCAGACTCCGCAGTCTACGGAACTGGCTGGGGCGCTGGTACTTGGGGGCGTGGCACTTGGGGTTCTGCTGCTTCTATCTCTGCGGCTGGAGAAAATTTGCGCTTGTGGTCTCAGGACAATTTTGGGGAAGACCTAATTGCCTGCATTCGCGATGGAGGCATCTACTACTGGGATCGCAGTGCGTCTGCATCAATCACATCTCCACAGAGGATGGTGGAGCTTTCGTCGCTGGCTAATGCCAACGCAACGCCGACAGTCGCCAAACAAATCATGGTATCTGACCAAAGCAGACACATCTTGGCGTTTGGGTGTGATGGCGAGTTCACACCCGGCGTCCAAGACCCCCTGCTTATTCGTTTTTCTAGCCAAGAGTCGCTTACAGATTGGTCTGCTGCGTCAACGACAACGACTGCAGGGGAGCTTCGCATCGGTTCAGGTTCTGAGATCGTGCAGGCTGTTGAGACACGCCAGCAAATCTTGGTGTTCACTGATGCCTCGTTGACTGCGATCCAATACCTCGGCCCCCCTTTTACCTTTGGCATGCAGGAGCTCGCATACGGAACAACATTGATTGGGCCGAATGCCGTTATCAACATTAACGATACTGTGTACTGGATGGCGCGCAATCAGTTCTATGGGTTTGATGGTGTTGTTCGTCCAATCGAGTGCCCAGTTCTTGATTATGTTTTTACTGATCTGAACGAGCAACAGCGCGCCAAGGTATTCGCCGCCTCCAACGCAGAGTTTTACGAGGTAACTTGGTTTTACCCGTCAGGCAGTAGCTTGGAAAACGACAGTTACGTTTCATACAACTACAAAGAAAATCTGTGGAGTTACGGAAATATCGGGCGTACTGGGTGGATTGACCGTGGTTCGTTTGACTATCCAATCGGTGCCGCCAGCAATTATCTGTATGAGCATGAGGTTACCAACGACGCAGATGGCTCTGCCTTGACGGCGTATATCGAGTCCGCTCCGATTGACGTAAGTGAGGGAGAGTCTTTTTCGTTCATCTCTCGCATCTTGCCAGATATCACCTTCGACACTTCAACCGCTGACTCTCCAACAGTATCGTTCACTGTGAAAATGCAGAACGCTATGGGAGGGTCTATTGCGCAGACATCCTCTAAGAACGTATCTCAAACGGCAACGACACCAGTTGAACAGTTCACTGAGCAGGTCTACCTTCGCCTTCGTGGTCGCTCTATGCGCCTCCGCATTGAGTCTGATGAGCTGGGCGTTGCTTGGCGTCTTGGCACTCCGACTATCGATGTGAGAACAGATGGGCGGCGCTGATGTCAAGAAATCTCGGTCGCCCATTTTTTCCAACTGCACCTGCTGAATACAGCAAATCGTATATGGATACTTTAATCCAGTCGTTTGCCGTGTACATTCAGCAGCAGCAGAACCCCGGAGAAGGACGCAACACAACTATCGTCCTCACGGATTTGGCCGGAAACGATTCCGATCTGGAACCCGGCACAATCTACCAGATCGATGGGATACTTCGTGTGTCGCAACTAAACGCACCAACGCCAGCCGGGGTATCTGGGACTGGCACGGTTGGTTCTGTAACGGTGGCTATATCTTAAAAGTTCATTAGAACTTTCTGGTTTGTTGAACCTTAATTGAACGTGTATAATGCGGCGTATCAACGAAGGGCGGCCACATGGCTCAGGTTTCTGAAGACTTTCTCTCAGCCTTGTACAAGGTTCGCGCGAGCGAGCTTGAAAATGCTATTGCTGCAGAAAAGCGTCCGGGCATCGCCGCCGCCCTCAAACAACAGCTTCAAGAGCTTCCTCTAGAGTTTGGAAGAAAAATCCAAAGGGAAATCAATAAGCCTGCTGGAGAGACTTATGAGAGGGGTTTTGAGCGGCTACAAAGGAAAATCAAAGGGGGTGGCCCCGGCGCTCAGTTGGCACTTGGCAAGGGCGCTGATGTTATAGGTGAAAACCTTAGAACCTTGTATCAAGGGAAGCCCAATCCTGTTGGTGCGGGTAGAAATCTAAATCTCAACCTTACACAAAGTCAGATACAGTCTCTTCAGGAAATGGGTTACGACCCGTATGAGTACCTTTCCGAAGGTGCTCCGGGCCGTGGCGGAAACTTTATCCTGCCGGGTCTTGGGGAGCGAGAAGGTACTGTACAGTTTAGTGGCTCTACCGCGTTTAACCCTGTCAGTGCTGATTTCTTCTCGGGTCTTGGGTTGTTTGTCGATCCGTCGAATAGCGGAAAATTGGATGACGTTACCAACTACGATCTTAGCACAACCGATCCAAGAGAGAGGTTTGCCCAGCAGGCAGAGCAGGCTGTGTACAGGAGGGCCGCAGGGGCGGCTGCTCGCGGAGTAGATGAGCAGCAGTTCTTGGCTCAGTTGCAAAGATACCTTCCCGGTCAATATGAGCGGCGCATGAGTAACTTCGAAGATGTTCTTGCGCCGCAGGGACAAACGCTTGGGTCGGCAGACCCTTACAGGCAGCAGATACAAAACCTACAGAGCGGACTTGGTTCTATCGTGCGGAGCGCATATGGCACGGTTCGCCCCGCTGTTGAGTCTGGTACCCTTGCGCCGACATTTAATCAATTCCGCAATCAGGCTGTGCAAGCTACGGGTGTGAAAGACCCGATTGCGCTGCAACAATATTATCAAACTAACGTAGCTCCGAGTTATCAGTACAGCCGAGCGGGCTTCGATCCGTCAGGCAACTTCGGCCTGATTGAATCGAGTCAGGATGAGGTATTGTCCCGAAATATGCAGCGGTCTATGCAAAGCCCAGCTATGCAAAAGATTATGGCTGACCCACAGCGTCAAGCAGCATACAGCCAGCTACAGTCAGCATATCAGACTCCGCAGCAAGGTGCCCCGGTTACACCGGGCCAGCAAGCAATGCGGGCATCGTATCAAGCGCCAACGCCCAATGCTGGCAAGGGTGCGAGCAAGGGCAATACCGCACAGCAGCCGCAACGGCAAACAGCACAGAACATGTTTTCTGGCTTTAATTAAGGGGATAAGCCATGGCAATTGGGGATATGCGTCAAGATCGAAAGGCAGAGCGTGATGCTCGCGATGAACTGCGGAGGGCAGAG